GCGCTCTATCTACCAAAGGACTCCAAGTACCACGAAATTAAAAGCGTGGCCGGTCATTTCATCTGGCGCACCATGGAGATTGCCGGCGTGACAGAGTGGAACGGTCTTGTGGGCAAGACCATCAGGGTAAGGGCCGATCATGCTGGCGTTGAGGCAAGTGGTCATATTGTCAAGGACGATTGGTTTTGCCCGAGTGACGATTTTATAGGACTATAATGAGACAGCAACATAAATTAGTACAGGGCTCTCCGGAGTGGGCAGCGCCCCGCAATGGGTGTCTGAACGCATCGGATTTGGCGGCGGCAAATGGGGTCAGTCCACACCAGTCTCGCCAAGAGCTTGTGCGTAGACTGGCGACAGGCACCATGGATTTATCGGTTAACCCAATTACCCAGCGCCGTTTTAATGATGGCCACAGGTTTGAGCGCCTTGCCAGGCCGTTGGCATGTGAAATCATCGGCGCCGATCTTTTCCCATCAACCGTATCCATTTCGATTTCTGGACTGACACGCAGACTATCGGCGTCGCTGGACGGAGTAACGATGGACGACACGACGACATGGGAGCACAAAACGCTTTCCATGGAGTTGGCTGCCGCACTCGACCAAGGAATCATCCCTGAAAAGTATCACTGGCAGATAGAGCAAGGCATGCTTATCACCGGCGCCACGCGCTGCCTGTTCATGGCGTCGAAGTGGGATGATAACGACGTCCTGATTGACGAGAAGCACTGTTGGTACGAATCCAGGCCATCACTACAGGCGTCGATTGTGCCGACGTGGAAGCAGATAGAGGAAGACGCTGCGAATTACAAACCAATCGAGGCCGCACCAGAAGCGGTTTCCGCGCCAATTCTGAACTTGCCATCAATAAACCTACAAGTGTCAGGTCAGATAGCCGTCATCGACAATTTCGCTGCCTTCGAGTCTGCACTGCGGGATTTCGTTGACAATAAATTGATACGGAAGCCTGAATCAGACCAAGATTTCGCGAACCTGGACACACAGATCAAGACTCTCAAGAGGGCCGAAGAGTCCCTTAAATCGGAAGAGGCAAGAATATTTTCTCAGGTCGAATCCATCGACATCGCAAAACGGTCGATTGACATGCTTTATAAACTATCGCGCGATAACCGCCTGATGGCTGAGAAATTGTTGGAAACCGAGAAGGTAAACCGTCGTCGGGCGATTCAAGAAACCGGCGAGAAGGCGCTGCGCTCTCACATAGAGTCACTGAACAAACGCATCGGTCGGAACTACATGCCGGTGGTCGTCTCTGATTTTCCGGGCGTGATGCGCGGAAAGAAAGCAATTAGCTCTTTGCGTGATGCCTGCGATGGTGAACTCGCTAGATGTAAAATTGAAGCGAATGCCACAGCCGACCGCGTGAGCTTGAATCTCACTTGGTTTAACGATTATGCCAAAGGGTTTGAGTTTCTATTTCCCGATTTGGCGCAAATCATAATGTTATGAAGCGGTATTACACATACCTGCATTGCAAGCCCGATGGTGTGCCGTTCTACGTCGGCAAAGGGCATGGAAAGCGATGCCGATATTTTGGAACCGGAAGAAATTTACATCATCGTCGCATAATTGCTAAGTACGGAAAGGAAAATATTGGTGTGTTCGTATTTTCATGTGAGTCTGAACAACACGCGCACGCCGACGAAATTCAGCAAATTGCTCAATTACGCAGAGAAGGGTTTGCGCTTGTTAATCAGACTGATGGTGGCGAAGGAGTAAGCGGCCTAAAACATTCACCATCAACTTTAGCTAAAATGTCCCAATCGAAAATTGGCAGGAAGCTATCGCCTGAGCATGTAAAAAAAATAGCCGATGCCAACCGTGGTAAGCAAACTGGACTAGGACGAAAGCACAGCGTGGAAACACGCGCGAAGATGTCAACTACCCGCAAAATGATTCCTGGCAAAATCCCATCGGAGGAAACCCGTGCAAAGTTGTCAGCATCCCATCTTGGGCAACCGGCATGGAATAAGGGGAAAGCATCCCCCTTTCGTGGAGTCCCGCGCTCACCAGAAACAAAGGCAAAAATTTCTGCGGCGCAAACCGGAAAAGTGCTTTCCGAAGAACACAAAAAGAAATTATCAATAGCTCATTTGGGGAAAATTCCATGGAACAAGCGACAATGAACCACTTTCAACTGATCGTCATTCAGCGCATTGCCGATCATAAAGCCGCCGAGGACAAACGCCTTGAATCCGAACGTGATCGCATCCGCCAAGAGGCAGATGAACACATTGCCTTGGAGAGTGCCCAGTGTCAGATTCGCGCCTCTGAAGAATCAATCGGACAGGCAGATGTAGTGCCACCAGCCCCTTCCGTTCCAATGCAGGCCGCGCCAAGGATTGAAGCTCCAGATCACTTCTCGCAGTTGCGCACGGCTGGCATGGATGTAGGCATGGTGGACGCCTATTTGGCTACGATCAACGATGGGCCGAAAAAGAAGGCTGAAATAAAGAAACATCTGGATGCGTTCTTGGTGTGGCACCCATGCATCGTGTCCATAAGCGAGGCGCATCATTTTTGTCCTGAAAAGGACTGCTTCTCGAAGCTACGCACGGCTGGCCTGATCGTGGGGAAGAATACTGGAATTATCTCGGCGGTAGAAGAATTGGTGAAGTGATTTCTGTACCGAATGGAAGTATGGTGCATTTAATAGTTGAAACTTTATGGCAAAAAGCCGTCGGCGTCCATATAAATGCCGATTCTTTCCATCCTGTGATCGCCATAACAAGGGATCGTTTTGATTCCGTTATTGCCCCAGAAATCGAACGCCTCACCAATGAACTCGCCCTCAAAGACGCTGATATGCTTTTGGAAAGGGATAGAGCGGAGAAAGCAGAAGCGTGGAAAACAGCCGTTATTGATGCGCTTATCGTAAACCACATCTATTCAAATGAGCACGAAACAAACCCGCGCAAGGCGATTAGTGATCTTATCGCATGGGAAACAAAAATAGCTCTTGACTCAAGCGTGTCTTCAGACGCAGCAAACTTAATCAAGTTGGGAGCGAAGGAAACAAAGGCACAGATGGCGATATTGGTAGAAGTAATTAAAGAATTCCCTGAACTTAATCCAAATAACTTTGACCATGAAGATGTGCTAAAACTGAACAACTGGGGAATCGCTGTATTCCAAGAAGCCCTAGCCAAGATCAAGGAGGAAGGATGAGTAAAGAATACTGGATGATTGAAAAGATTATAGATGGTCAAGCGCATTGGTGGATATCAGATCATTCCGAGTCTACGCATTGGGACGACCCGTGCAGGTGGACAACAGATGCAAGTAAAGCACGCCATTATGACCAAGAGTACAAGGCGACCTATGTACTGGGCTACGACATACCGGGTGGCCGTGTAACAAGCCATATTGATTGTGACGGGCCAAGCAAGGAGGAAAGATGAAAGGATCAAACACGTTCGTTTTGAATGAAGCTACTATGATGGAAGCTATCCAATTTTGGCTGAACTCAAAAATGATTAACGCACCAAAAGTTACCGGCATAAACATCGGACGCGAAGGCTTCTCCAAAACTTTTGATATTCTGCTTTCTTCAGAAGCAGAGGAGGAAGGGTGATTAAACGTATCGCAATAGCTGTGCTGGCTTTCCTTTACGCTCTGTTTATCTTTTGGATAGACGGTGGCGTTTTCGAGCGAGGAGGATCGCTCGCCGCTATTGTGCTGGCGGCGACAGCGCTTTCAATCATGGCAGCCGCATTCCCGTTCGAGGAATGATAAAAATGGCAGAGCAAACCTTTGATGACAACAACCGAGAATGTCCCTACTGCGGACACAACTACCAACCAGAAAGCGAAGATTACAGCGAAGATGTGCGCGAAGAAGAATGTAGTGAATGCGGAAAGAAGTACATGGCGTATGATAGTTTCAGCGTAACTCACTACGCCACGCCAGATTGTGAATTGAATGGAGAACAACATGACTGGAAACCGAAGCCAATAACTGGCGGGAGAATGCACCCGTTTTGCTCAAAGTGTGACAAGTGTCAAACATCCATTCCAATGGTGGAAAAATGAAACTTAACCTGAAATGGACGCAGAAACAGGGGAATCTCTGGTATCCGGAGGACAAGCCATGATCTCCGACGACGAAGCACGAAAGCTGGCGGAAGAAGGAATTGAAGGAAACCTGCTTCCAAGCGGAGTTGAAGATGTATGCCACAAGATAATCGAGGTTCTGGACAGGCAGCGGTGGATAGCAAAACAGGCATTGTTAATCCAAGATGCCTTAGTAAAAGGTGATAGTGATTTGGCATATCATGAGCTCTATAAGATGGCTTGCCCAGACATGCAATCGCTGACGCCTTGGGCTGAATTTGAAAAGCTCGCTAATTCTCTCCCACAGCCCCCGGAGCAATAGACATGACCCTTTCTGATAGGATAAATAAGCTAGTCGCTAAGCATGGCTCGCTCAGAAATGTGGCAAAAATTACCGCTGTCGAACCAGCCTATTTATCGCGTTTAAGATCAGGCAAGAAGTTCTGGCCAAGTGCAGCAGTATTAAAACGCCTTGGGTTGAAACGTATCTCTATTTATATTGAGTATGAAGAAACCAAGCCATGAAACGCTTTGACAAGACCACCCTCAAAGGCGACGAAGCCCGCCTCAACCACGGTGACAGCGAAGGATGGAAGGATGGAGCGAAAGCGATGAGGGAGACAAACGACGCAGCACCTTCATTGCGTGGCTGAAAGGCTTTAGCGGCTGCGTACATTGGGTGGAAGTTTGCTACGCCGAAGACGATCCAAACACGCGCGTTACCAGAGCGAGCGACTTACGCGAGACGACAACTAACGCAAGTTAGATATCGTCTACTTTGGCCAAGAAGCAGCCCAAGCCTGATTGTTGATTAGGGCGAAGTCTTGATCTTCTGCTGCACCACAAATTTTATCTGAGTACAGGCCCTAACCACGCGCAGCCGGTGTTTCAATACCTCGTTTTCTCTCCGCAACCGAAGATTCTCACTTACCACGACAGACGTTAAGCTGTTCTTGAAGTTGCGACAGACCAAGGTTATGAGCGATGACAGCCTCATCTATGGCTCCAAGGAGGCGGTAGATTTCGAGCGATGTAATTGCAGAATATCCCTCGGGCGCAGGATTGGCCTGGTCAGGGTGGGATCGGTAAAGCAAGGAACACTCGGCTTGGTTGTCGCACAGCCGCCCAAGAACAAGGAACTCAACAGGCACAGCGGCAATAGCTTCGGCCCGGAGCCTGCTATTTTCCGCAATAAGCCTCCCAAACCGCTGCTCAGTTTCTTTACGAGTTTGAACAAGCTCTTTTTCCAGAGCGGTTCGTTTTCCGGTTTGTTCCTCCTCGAGTTCTGCATAGGATCGTTGGGCTTCATGGATGGCATCTGCTTTCTCCTTGGCGTCGTATTCACCACGATAGGACCATCCCATAAGGAAGATGGCGATAACCAATGCTGGATATAAGTACCATTTCACGGTGTCCCCTTGTCGCGGTAGGCTTCGGCCACGGACTTGATGGCCTCTTTGCTGGCGTATGATGCGACCAGCCCAAGCACTCCGGTTGTCCAGTTGTCCGAAGTGATCTTGCCGTAGATCAATAGGACGGTGCCGACGATGAAGGCGAAGATCACCAGCCGGAAGGTGGTGCTGGCCATGCCTTTGTAATCAAGGTTGCCCATTGATTTATTTGGTATCTGCCTTGGTTGAATCCGGCACGCTTTCCAGAGACGGTAGAGCAGCCTTTACATCATCGAGATGCAGACACTCTTTCAGATTCGGGCATGGGTCAGTAGGTGAAATCGGTGCCACCTTGCCGTTGCAAAAGTCGTTGCCAGCCGTCGCGTCATACAAAATTCCGATCACCGGACTTCCGTATAGCGGAAAGAGAATCACCTTGTCGCCGTTCTTGGCTTCACGTCCGTTCTTGTAGTGCATGTTTCTGTCTCTCCTGTGGTTGATGATGATTTCCTGACCTACTCACCAAGCGGCCCGAACGTCTCGGAAGCGAGCTGCCTGATGTAGCGTTCGTCCTGCACCATTTCGACATTGCGGGCGTAGCCAGCAACGTCAACCACTGTGTCTCGTTTCGGCGCGTTAGCCTCGCGCGATATTTTCTGCAGGATGTTCATCCAACAAACATCCTCGGCGTCCAGTTTCACCGTAACGCCGTACTTGCGAGTCAGCCAGCCCGTCCAGAAGTCCGCCGTTACCGTGTGATTGTCGAGCGGGTGGCCGTAACTCTTGTTCCTGTCACCGCCAGTCAGGCGGGCGGCTTCGTCGAGGATCGTTTCGCTCACGCCGTCTCGTACTCAACCGGAATGCCGATCGAACGCGCGAATTCGATTTCCTCTGCGACGCCCTTGGACTCAGACCACCCCGGCAGCATCAGCACCAGGAGCTTGTCGCAGCGCCTCAAAATCTCTTTGTCCTGCGCCATCCAAAAAGAGTGGTCAACTGAATCACCGAGAATCAAGCCGATTTCATGTGTATGGGCTATGGGGCTAAAGATGTTCTCGCCGGCCTTCATCAACTCAGCCGCCTTCGTCACCGCCGCCCAGTAGCGCGCGAGACGCACTTCGGGATCTGGATGGCTGTACGGCGACGCGCAGTAGATCAGACCCATCGCATTGCCCTTCCGATTACCGGCCACAGAATTGCCACGTTCGCGCAGGCATAGAACCACAGCATGAAAGCCCGGTGAGGTTCAGGACTGAACCATGCCGTCGAGCCCCAAACCAGATAGAGCATCGTGGAAAGCGAGCCGAACCACAGCTCAGCCAAGTTCCAGTTCAAGCCCGCCACTCGCCTTCGATGATGAAGATGTGCTGCCTCTTGCAGTCGGCGTGCAAAACGACGTGGGAATTCAGCCAAGAGCTCGGCCCGCTGTTGTATTCGAGTTTCAACCGCGTCGAGGTTCCGGCTTGGTCGCAGCCCTCGTCTGTTCCTGGACTGTGACCGTGGCCAATAATTGACTTCACCCCGATGCGGCGCAGGTTATGAATGCTGCCGCGGGAACCGTTCGGTCCCTCGTTGCCGTGCATGTCAAGCGCAACACCGCCCAACATGAAACTCTCGTCGAGATCCAGCACGCGACTGTTCGGAACATTCGCCAGCCGGAACCAATACGCGAACGGGTCCGGGTACTCCGTCCCCTTCCCGGTCAGTTTCGTGCCGCGCACCATCGCAAGTGCGGTCTCGAGATAGAACTCGGCGTTCACCGGGTCGCGGCGCCAGTCATTCGAGACAATCCAACGGCGGAGCATGTCGTTGTGGTTACTCCCCACAATCACCGAAAACGTGTCCTTCGTCGTGCGCTTCCGCACGAACTCGATAGCCCGCTGGACTTCGGCCTTGGCGTCGTCGGTTCCTGTTTGCCTCTTCGCCACGGCATTGAACGGGTTGCCGGCGTGGTGCGGATTGACGCTGTACGAATCCAGTAGGTCATGCCAGATCAGGTGTTGTGGATTCAGGGTCTCAACAATTCCCCCCTCCCCGAACGTCGCCTTCTCCACTAGCGGGCAGATCGCATCGACGTGGGTATCGCCCATCACCAAAGCCAAGGGCCTCGGCGCCCTACCGGAACCCTTCGCCGTGTAGCGCGTATCAAGGTCCGTGCAGCTCGCCGTCTTGGCGTCGAAATGCACCGGCCTCAGGTGGAAGCGCTTGCCGTCAACCTCAACCAGAATCGCGCTCAAGGAGTGGTGAAACTCCCCGATTCTTCCGGCCCTCGAATCGGTGTAGTTCGCCTCTGTGCAAGCTCCCGAGGTCGTCAGCAGCTTCGCCATGCGCCCCGGTGCAGTTGGGATCGAGCGCAACTGCAATTTCGTGTGGCCGATGATCCCCGAGCTCTCCAGCGACACCGCCTCAGCCCCCGACAGCGGGCTTGACATCGTGGGCTGGACCTTCAGGTCGGCAAGGACAGTCAAGTTCGCGTTCAGCGGATGCCTGACATTCCACAGGAACGGCCTGACCTCAGTTGCCCAATGCTCGGCGTTCTGCTGACTGCCGGACCACTGGCTTGTCGGGTTCTTGTAGCGCATCGGAATGACCAGCAATTCCGCCCCGAGCTTCTTGGTCATCGTCTGCAACCCCCGCCACCAGACCTTGTGTACCGGCGTTGCGTTCTGTGCTGCTGTAATCAGGTAGCGCTTGGCGGGCTTCAGGTCTCGACTGTAGACGGTCGTGGGCGCGAGGATCTTGTAGGTTGGGTCGTGCGCCTCCCTGAAGTCGTCAAGCGTTCTCACGACACCAT